ACACCACATAGACCCGCGTGTACCAGGATGTTGATATAGGTAAAGGCTAATTAATCCAAGTACGGATGCCAAAAAAACTTCTATCCACAGTCCTCTGTATAGAGGTCCAATAAACAAAAAGACAATCCATCCCATGACAAAGAGATTAAAGTCTTTGAAGAAACCCCATCGTAAATGTCCTGTAGTATCGACTACGGTCTTTTCCACCCTTAGGTTACCCAAGGTCAAGATCCAAAAAATATATATAACTGTCAACCACTCTCGAAGTTCTACAGATTGTATCAGAGACAAACTAAAGACGGGTTGTAAAAGAAGTAAACATAGACCTAGTCCGCTCAAGATAATATTATAGTTTGTGTTTAGGTTTCTCCATAAAAAGAATTCAACCAACTGCATTAAAATAATAGAAAAGAGAAAGAGATACGCTGCCAAAGAATGTATTTCTTTTATTTTATAAGGTGTATAAAGGTTGTTATAAATGATAAGAGAAAGTACAAAAGTACTAAACAAGAATGTATTCAAGGATACATGTTCGTTCCAACACATAGAATAGATTATAGATAGAAATCGTTTCAAGTAATTGATCTTATTCGACCGTAACTACTTTTGCTAGATTACGAGGTTTGTCTGGATGAATGCCTCGTTGTATAGAGAGGCGATATGCAAGCATTTGCAATACCACTGCATAAAATACTTCTTGTAGTTCCTTATTCTCTGGAATAATCACAACCCTTTCTTTCGGAATATCCAAGTCCTTGACTTCGGTGATAACTAAAATGTCTCCACCTCTACTTTCAATCTCTTTGTAGACAGATAATAACCTTTTTTGATGGCTCTTATTCACAAGTAAGAGTACTGGAAATCCAGGACCAAGCAAAGCAAAGGGTCCGTGTTTCAACGCACTCGCCGAGTAGCCTTCTGCATGGATATAGGCAATTTCCTTTAGCTTTAGTGCCATTTCACATGCAAGTGTCTTTAGTGTCCCTTTTCCTAGAACAAATACATTTTCCTTGTTCAGTATGGAGATATGGTTCTCTGTGATAGGAAGGTTTTGTAATAGGTTGAAGACTTGTGAAGGCAGTTGTCTCAGGTCTTCGTATACACGCGGTTTTGGAATATAGCCAGGAGTTCTTTCCTTGATCCATAAAGAAATCATTTTAAGGATGAGTAGACTACTCGTAAAGGTCTTGGTCGATGCCACTGCCACTTCTTTACCGGCATTCATGTAAACCCCGCAATGAACCTCTCTTGCAATTTGAGAGTCGACCACATTGATAACGCCTAGTGTAATGACCTGAGAATGTTCTTGTACCATCTCCAGTACTCGGTGTAAATCCTTGGTTTCTCCTGATTGGCTGCAGAAAATCATCAGTGTCTTTCCATTAGGGATATCCGCTTCTTCAAACTCGCCTGCATCGATGGCCTTCACATGAAAGTCTTGATGTTTCATAAAAGATGCACCTATCTCACACGCATAATAACTTGTCCCACACCCAAGTAAAAGAATGTGCTTGAGGGAAGATACATGTGGATCTAGAAAGTCAACTCCTCCAAGCTTAATCGAGGACTGGATGCGTGCTCCATGGTTCATCGCACGAGACAATGTGTAATGCTGCTCCATAATCTCTTTCAAGGTCCAATGTAAAAAGGGAGATGGCATGTTGGAACCTTCCTCTTGTTCGTGTACAGTCAGTGTTTTTTCCATAAAGACAATGCCTTGTTTGCCAAGGATGACAACTTTGTCATTAGGTAAAACATAATATTCCTTCAATTGTTGTACAAACCCTGACTTTTCAGAGGTGGCCATCCATATATGATCATTCTCTCCTACCAAAAGAGGCGACCCATGACGTACCAGATAAATCTCCTCGGTCTGTTTGCTGGACTGAATGGCTAGACCATAGGTCCCTTCTAGTCGTTTGACGGCATGCTCGATGCTCTCCAAAATATTCTTATTCTCCTGCACATGATAATATTCCATCAGGTTCACAATGACTTCGGTGTCTGTATCCGATAAAAAATGAAATCCCTTTTGACAAAGGAACGTTTTGAGTTCTTGGTAATTTTCAATGATACCATTGTGGACCAAGATAAAATGCCCTTGATTGGACTCATGTGGATGAGTATTTTCCAAGGTAATTCCACCATGGGTTGCCCAACGAGTATGTCCGATCACATTCGTACTATCCTTGTCCGAGAACCCTAAAGCAAAGAGATCAAAGTCATCTGTACGGTTATGTCCAATTTTTTTGTGTGCACAAAAGGAACCACCTGACAGATACGAGACGCCAAACGAGTCATACCCTCGGTTCTGTAGTTCTTGAAGACTATCTTTCAATAGAGGAAGCACATTCTTTTGTCGTTTGGACAAGATAGCCGTGATCCCGCACATAATTATAGTATATAGTGTATTCTTTATAACATTTAGAATTTAGATTTTAGAATTTGGTCTTCTTGACATTAATCTTTTGTTTGATATTCTTTTTGGCATCAAATGCCTGCTCCTCATCTTCGTTGTTGGCCTTCATCTTCCATAGTTCTGGTGCACATAATTTAAAGGGTGGTGTAGGATTGGCCTTGTACCAGGCGACTTGTGAACTGAGCTCGTTGCTTGAACTGTTGTTGCAAATCACTAAACATTCAAAATTCTCTGTACATTGATCCATGACTTGACAGAATGACTCAAAGGTTGGAAACATTCCTGCATAATTCTCGTAGATACGTTTTCGATTGGCAATATAGGGTTCACGAAGGATAAATACGTAATCTACGTTGGTACGTAGCTGTGGAGGAATACCTAAAGGATACTGCATCGTGATAATCAACATGATTTTCCAGTGTCGTCCGTTCATGAAAATCATACGCATCAATTCATTTTTTGACCAAGAACTGTCATACAGGCAATCATCCAAGATGACAAAGGTACGTGGGTCAATGCTGCATTTTTTATACATGTCCATTTGTGTCTTGACTTGTTTCATCACCTGTTTTTGTCTAAGCAAAATATTCTGAATAATGCCTGTCTCAAACTTGGAATGAATAAGAACTGCCGGAACGTGATTGGAATAAAACTGATTGGCTCCTTCTGTACCAGAAATCACCGTACCGATGGGTACGTCTCGCTGATGATAGAGTAAATCTCTTACCAAGAAACTTTTACCTGTGTCTCGACGTCCAATCAAGACAATGACTGGACCTTTGTTTTCGTCTTTATGAAAAACGATACGTTTCATATCAAATTTTTTTAGTTCAAGGGTCATTAACATATACACAGAGAACGTAGGTTGAAATTGGACGCGGCCTTTTGATGAGTTCAAACGTATAAAATCTTTTATCCTGGGAAAACAATGAACGCGACTTTTCATCCTATCCAGGCGTATACCTCGATTGTCCCTAAAAAAAAGGTCGATGCCTATGTGAAACAGAACTCATACAATGAGTATGTAGTCACAGACAAGGAAAGTCAGGAAAGGACATGTTTTAAGAAAGTCATTCCATTGATTGATTTTGTCAAATACTTATCCGGTAAATATAAACAAGAGAATATTCTTTCTTTGCCGACATCTAACCCTATTGAGGAAACACCCTTTGTCTCATGCATTCAATCACCTCATAATTATGCATACGTAGATAGTTTCTTTTATTGTTTAACCTCTGACTTGAAAGAGGAAGGATTTCAACATGGAATGGAAGTATTCGACGAGTACATTTGTCTTGCAGAAAATGTAGAGATTAACATAGCCGATGACTTTGAGTATATTTGTGATAGCCCTTTTTTTAAAGAACGTCTCAATCATGACTTCTTTTTCAAGGAGGAAGAACTAAATGGACTATTGCAAGATAAAAAACTAGACCCTATTCATATATCCGAAGAACCTTGTGCATTTGAATTGGAAGAGCTCGAGGATGGTTCAGAAGTTGTTTCTCCACTCGTAGACATCAGTGACGTGATTGAAGTAACTGAAGATGTCGAAGAATTAACAGAAGAAGACACGGATGACGCAGTGACAGAAGAACTAGATTTTGACTTGGATGAACACGAGAATGGGTCCGATATGAGTTTTACCGACGAAGAAAAGGAAGAAGAATCAAGCATAGAAAGTGACTGTGATACTCCCGAAATGCTTCAGGATATGGTTTTGAATATTAAGAAAATGCCTGTTCAAGTGGTCACCTTGGAAAAATGTGAAGATACCTTAGACTCACTATTGGAGACGGATGCCATGCGAATGGAGGAACTCGAGAGTGCAATGTTCCAGATTATTGTCATGTTGTACACCTATCAGAATATTTTTCATTTTACCCATAACGATCTACATACAAACAACATTATGTATGTGCATACAGAGAAAGAGTATATCTGTTACAAGGTACTTGGTCATACTTACCAAATTCCTACATTTGGTAAAATGTATAAAATCATTGATTTTGGACGGGCCATCTACGAAGTCAATGGGAAACGCATCTGCAGTGACAGTTTTTCGGAAAATGGCATGGCTTATACCCAATACAACTGCGAACCCTTTTTAAATCCTTCTAAACCAGTGATTGAACCCAATTATAGTTTTGACTTGTGTCGTCTTGCTTGTTCCATGTTGGATTTTATCATTGATGACCTCAAGGAAATCGATAACTTCCGTAAGGTTCCAATCTATGACCTCATTCTGTCATGGGTTTACGACGACCATGGCATGAACATTCTATACAAGAAAAATGGCGAGGATCGTTATCCAGAATTTAAATTATACAAGATGATTGCTCGGATTGTACATAAACATTTACCTGAAACCCAATTTGAGCATGAATGTTTTACCAAGTACAGAATGAAGGTGAAAGTAGATATGGACATTGATGCATTGGTATCTTCACATAAGCCATTGAAACATTAAATACCCTGTTTAATTTTACGAGCACGTTTCTTTTTTTTTGGTTGAGTTATCTTATTCTCTAGGATGTGATCAATGATAGGATTGAACACTTCAACGATAGGTTCAGGCTGGGCTTCAGGCTCTGATGCAATCTGGGCTACTGGCTCGGCTTCAGGCTCGACTACTGGCTCTGATGCAATCTGGGCTACTGGCTCGACTACCGGGTCGACTACTGGCTCTGATGCAATCTGGGCTACTGGCTCGGCTTCAGGCTCGACTACCGGCTCGACTACTGGCTCGGATGCAACCTCGGCTTCAGGTTCGGCTACTGTCTCGGATGCAACCTCGGCTACTGGCTCTGAAGCAATCTGGGCTACTGGCTCTGATGCAACATCGGCTTCAGGCTCGACTACTGGCTCTGATGCAACATCGGCTTCAGGCTCGACTACTGGCTCTGATGCAATCTCGTCTACTGGCTCGTCTACATCATCGGTCTTTGTCTCAGGTTCCACTTCTGGTCCAGGGTTTAGATCATCGGTTTGTGTATAGACAGAAACATATGAAACATCTAATTTTGTATTGAATACATGATTTTGGTCGGGATTGGAAACAGATATCTCATCAAGCATGTGTTCATTCGTATCTTTCATGACTCTAATAAAGTTATCTTCGATTTCATCCACATTATATCCTTGTTCTGGCGGTGGTTTACGCATTACATGGTGCAATAACATACCCAATCTGTCTTTTAAGTTTACAAGAAAGGTCATGTGATATATAAAATAGGTATTTAAATATTGTTCGAACATTTGAATATTTGTTTTAGTGATTGTATCTGTAAATAATCGGGTGTGTACATAATTTCCAATATGAATACCGGTTGAGATTAATCGTTTCTCATTATCTCGTTTTCTGTGTTCTAACTCCATATACTCATATGCTTTGTGTATAAGAAATGAAACATCCTTGTATACCTTGTGCACCATTTCGTGTTCATATTCCTTGGTAGGTTCTAAATCTTTGTAAATAGGCAAGACACTTTTCACTAATTCAGTGGATATATTGGCAACATAATAGTCGTAGACATGGTTGTACAATTTATAATAATCACAATACAAGCGGTTATCGATCAAAATAAATTGTTCATTTAAAAAGGTCAACTCGTTCTCAGTTAATTTCAGTTGAAATCGTAACGAGTCTATTACAAAGAAATGATTGTGATTACTTGATACAAACGCAACATAATTTTCTTTCATACCCTTTCTCTTTTCCTCAAGCCGGAGAAACAGGTTGTGTATTTCTTTTCGAATTCCACTAATTTCTAAAAATCTATCTTTCATTAACCTAGAGCATTATTCTTTTATTTCTCTATTGTATATGACCGTCATTACAGATAAAAATATTCATAGTCTTGTCTACAACTATTGCAAAGATAAAGAGAAGTCGCCTGTTGATTTACAGACCATGCCTATTGATTTACAGACCGTGCCTATTGGAGAATGGGACGTAAGTCAAGTGACTAACTTTAATAATCTATTCACAAAAACATTAGATTTCAATGAACCTTTAAACTGGGACACAAGTAATGTCGTTTCAATGATACACACGTTTTCAGGATGTAAAGAATTTAACCAACCTCTAAAATGGAATGTGAAAAAGGTAAAAAATATGCGATCTATGTTTAGTGGATGTGAAGAATTTGACCAACCTTTGGAATGGGAAACCGATAGTGTAAGTGACACTTCTTTCATGTTTTTTAACTGTAAGAAGTTCGATCAACCGCTAAACTGGAACATGGGAAAGGTCGTAGTTATCAATGATATGTTTAGGCTTTGTGACAAGTTCAATCAACCCTTACCATGGGACGTAAGCCATGTCCAAGATATGTCCAATACATTCGATGAGTGTCTATCGTTCAATCAGTCCTTACGGTGGGATGTTTCGAATGTAACTAATATGCGTTCCATGTTTTCATCCTGTATATCTTTTGATGGAGAATTAACTGGGATTTCTACATCAGAATGGGATGTGAGAAAAGTACAGGACATGATGAGGATGTTCTATGAGTGTTTATCCTTTAATCAGAAGATAGATTGGGATACAGAGAAATTGACCAATGTGAAGCACATGTTTATGAATTGTAAAAGGTTGAATAAACCTATTCATCTGAACCTAAAAAACATAAGTGATATGTCATTCATGTTTAGCGATTGTACAGAATTCAATCAGCCTCTAAACTTTGATGTAAGTAAAGCGTCGAATATGGAAAATATGTTCCAGGATTGTTCTAACTTTAATCAGACACTGCAATGGGATGTGAGTAATGTCTTAAAGATGAACCGAATGTTTTCGGGGTGTCAAATGTTCAATTCTCCTCTTGTCGGTATCACTGAACCTCATTGGGATGTATCTAAAGTATACGACATGGCTGAAATGTTTGAGAATTGTGATCATTTTAATCAGCCCTTAGTATGGGATGTCGCGCATGTAGAATATATGTATGGGATGTTTTCAAACTGTAGAGATTTTAATCAGCCTTTAGCATGGAACTTAGACCACCTGGAATATTGTAGTCTCATGTTTGCGAACACACCCGCATTCAACCAAAATTTAACTCAATGGGATATGACAGATATAATGGATAAAGAAGATATGTTCGTAGGGTCTGGTATAGAAGAGCGAAATCTACCTAGAGGAATTGACCCAGTCGAACCTGTAGAGGCCGGACCACCCGTAGAAGTAAATGCCTATCAAATCCACCAGTTTTCTGCAAAAGTTGATATTGAACGACTAAATGCATTTTTTCATTCCAAAACAGTGTTTCAACCTGAAACGATTGAACCTATTTCGGAATTCCTTTACAGTGTCTTGAATGGAATGATCCAACAATTGGACACTTATGCAACTGAAGAGGAGACGGAAAAATTAAAGGAACTAGATGTATTGAACACTTATATCAAGAGGGATACGAACGCAGAAATCTCTCATCTAAATGTACCCTCTTTGATAAAGGAAAAAGTGAATAGATTATACCAGAAAAGGAAAAACATTCTGGACAAGATCCATACTTCCAAACAGCTGACACAGCCCGTTCGTTATATAAAAAAGATTGACCGATTATTGTCCATGGCAACCATGAAACGTAAAGAAGTACTAGAACTAGAAAAGAGTTTATTAACCGAATTAGACCAAGTGGACAAAGAAATCAAGATGATACGTATGGATAAGAATAAGAAAGATAAATTATTGGTTCTTTTGGAAGAACAAGAAAAAATGAGGATCCTTTCAGGAAGAAAGAATTTACTCGAACACGAAATCAAGAACGAGAGAGACAAGATTGTGAAGCATCATAAGGACCTTGACAAAATTATGCAAAATGTATTGTCCCGTCTTAACTTTTCATTGTATTCAGAGAAATGGCGTATTTCCATTCTATACGCATTGGACTATGTAGAGAGACAGCCTCTATTGTTTAAAAAAGCATATGTGGAATCATTCCTAAAAGACTGTGTCAATGCATACGAAGGCGTCACAGGAATGAGCTGTGCTACGGGTGTACTGGAACGTTTTATCATTTCTCTGATGGCTGGTTGTGGTGCGTCTTTATCTGTTTCAGAAAATCCAGAATATGAATACATCAAAGGGATCGTCGAGAATGGTCTAAACAAATTGATCCCTGAGTATATCCTTAAATGGTATAAATTACATAGTCACGATCCTTATCGTTTCACCACCGAGACAAAGGAACAGAGGTTAGATAATCTAAAAAAGTACCTTCTTTCGTTTTTTCCAGAAAATGAGGAACTTATCCTTTCACTCATTCCCCAGTATGCGATTGATATAGACAATGAAGATTTTGCTTATAAAAAAGAAAACAGTGCAGAACGTATCAACATGAACGAGGTGTATGCATCTATTTCGCATGAGGAAAAGAAACCCGTCTCTATCTTTTCCAGGCTAACTAAACTCATTCCTATACCTAGAAAAAACACGAAAAGTTCCACCAATCGTAAAACGAAAAAATCTAAAAAAAGGCCTGCACCGAAACCACGTGTTAGATCCACGTTGAAAACAAAGCAGAATAAACAAAATAAAACGTTTAAAACGGGAGCTGTCCTAGGCACTGCGTTCGGTTAATAGTATATTATTTTATTCATCTATGGTATGGAACAACCCATACAATGGAGTATTGAACACGAGACTATTCTGTCCGAGTGGGGAGACAAAGCTTTGTGCTATAAATGGTTACACATGAAAAGTACTTCAAAATATCAATACCTACATAATGTCTATACCATTCCGGTGATCATCATGAGTACACTGACAGGTACCGCCAATTTTGCACAGGAAAAACTTCCTCCAAATTATATAATTTATGCACCCATTGTGATAGGCTGCATCAATATTTTGGCAGGTATTATTACCACTATACAGCAATTTTTAAATATTACAGAACTTTATGAGTCTCATCGTGTCAGTACGATTGCATGGGATAAATTTTACCGACGTATCAAACATGAACTATCCAGAAAGCCCGCTGAACGAACCCCCATCAGTGAATTCATTCTAACTGCGACAGAAGAATACAATAGACTTATTGAAACCAGTCCACCCATAGACAAGGACATTGTAGGCTACTTCAAAAGCACCTTTGATGGTTCTTTCACAAACCCAAACATCAAGACCATGTTTAATGAATTGAGTAAACCAGACATTTTAGATACTCTTATATCGACAAGAAAAAGTATTTACAAGAACCCTGAAGACAGTATCAAGGAACTCATTTCAACCCAGCTACAACAAGATCTTGGGACTGATAATAATATTGTCAATCAATACAAGAAAATTCAAGAATTTAGTACACGGTTTCGTGTAGAATTGTCAAGAGAGCCGACCCGTAAAGAGTATATGGATAATTTAGAAGATATTCCTTCTCAATTTATTGATACATTTCTTACACAGGTTTAAAACTGTGTCATGAGGGAAGTTCGAAAGAAAGAACCACTCGTTGACAAGCTAACATTAAAACCACTGTAAACCGTGGCTTCAACTTTATCACCTTTGTTTAGCTTGACTACCTCATTCATGTTCTGAATAAAATAAGTTGACTTTACGTAAGGAGACACATATCTAGTTATAGAATTTAACCCGTTGTATGTTTGTATGGATGATTCCCATGTTGTCCGTGGATTAGAGGTAAGATTTAAATAGGCGTCTACGCTATAAAACCCAGATTGAGGTGCAATATAAGATGCATTAAGAATAGCCGCATTTGTTTTATCGTAATGGTAAGTGGCGTTAGGGATAGAATAGACATTCCAAAAAGGATTATAGATTAGTCCATTTGTTACGTTTAGACTGGATGCATTTACACTCATTAAGGTCGTGAAACCGGACACATTGAGAGTGGAGTCTAGAATGGTAGGTCCTGTGATTTGCACCGCTTTGTAGAAAGAAGCATTCTCCGATACGTTGAGGGTGGAGTCTAAGATAGTCGGTCCTTTGATTTTTACACTACTTAAAAAAGATGCATTCTGGGCCACGTTGAGGGTGGAGTCTAGAATGGTGGCTCCTGTGACTTGTACCCTAGTTAAGAACGATGCATTCTGGGCCACGTTGAGGGTGGACTCTAGAATGGTGGCTCCTGTAACCTTTACTGCACTTAAAAAGGATGCATTCTGGGCCACGTTGAGGGTGGAGTCTAAGATAGTGGCTCCTGTAACCTTTACTGCACTTAAAAAGGATGCATTCTCGGTCACGTTGAGGGTGGAGTCTAAGATAGTGGCTCCTGACACTTGTACCTTAGTTAAAAAGGATGTATTGCCAGAAACGCTGAGGGTGGATCCTAGAATGGTGGCTCCTGTAACCTTTACTGCACTTAAGAACGATGCATTCTCGG